AGCGTGCAGCACATCTAGCTGGGAGGCGATGTGTTCTACAGCACTGGTGAGGCGGATCACGGCATCATGCGCTTCGTCTGATTTGCGACTGAAGCCCATGGCGCCCATAGCTGCCACAGAGATGGATGCGCCGGCCACTGCGGCGATGATTTCGATCATGGCAGCACTGGCTACAGAGTCAGGATACTTAGGTCGCAATCACGCCAACGGTGCGCAGTGCCGCTAGGGCCGCTTCCAGTTTGGTTTCAAGCTCGACGCAGTATTCGAGCAGTTCTGCAACGGTTGGTGTGCTGGCGTCCGCGATCGTCACTGACCCATCAGGTGTCGGCAGCGTGCCGCTGGTTGCCGTGGTTGTGATGTCAGCGATGGCGGTGTCGGAGTCGATCGCCAGCGTGATATTGCCGGGGCCGTTGGTGACGCTGATGCCGGTCCCAGCGGTCAGCGTGGCCTTGGCCAGCGTGTTGCCGGTGCTGTTGCCGATCAGCAGCTGGCCATCGGTGTAGGTGGTCTGGCCGGTGCCGCCATAGGCCACGGCGATCGTGTCGCCAGTCCAGGTGCCATCAATCGGTAGGTAGGTGAGGCTGTTCCAGTTGGTGCTGCCATCGCCGATCTTCAGCTTGTCCGTGTCACTCTCGTGGCCAAGCTCACCGAGCAACAGGATCGGATTGGCTGATGTCCAGTTGGCGGCGGTGTCAGTCCGCTGCGCCATCTGAACACGGATGGTTGTTGCGGTCATGATTCAGCGCCTCCAGCTTGCAGGATAAGAGTGGCGGCAGTCGCAGGATCAGCATCATCGCCATCAAGGATGAATGGTGCGGTGCCGGTCATGGCGTAAGACGTGAAAGCCTCCTCAGCGCCAAGTGTGGCAGGCTCTCCTGTTAGGGCATAAAGCAGGAAGTTGCCGATCAACGCCACCAGCTCGACGGTCACATCAGTGAACACGCCAGCCTGCACCTCTTCTGGCTTGCTGCCATAGCGATACAGGCCATCAGCAGGCATCACGTCCGCGCCATTCCAGAGTGATGGTGCCACGGTGAACGTGCGGTGGCTGCCGGCTGAGTCGGTGTAATGCTGGCGAATCAGGGCCACCTGCGTCTGCGTGAGATCGGTATAGCTGAGCGTGATCCTGTAGTTGCTCTGGCGCAGGCTGTGCCTGAACAACACCGGCGCATCGTTCTGCGTCTCCTCTACTGAGACGTTCAAGCCGCCCAGGTCATAGCTGACGGAGTTGGGCTCCAGATCGGGGAAGGCGGTCATATCAGGTACGGCGGCAGAAGCTGCAACTCCACTGTGGCGCTGATCACGTCGCAAGTCTCATTGATCTGCGGTGCTGATAGATAGCGCCACAGGTAGCCGGTGGGGAATGTGACGTTGGTGGCCGTCAGCAAGCTGTTGGGCAGATCAAACGGCTCGAAGATGCCGTGCAGGGCGTAGTGGCTGATGATGTTGAACTTCTCTGCTGCAGTGAGCGCCACGAAGCTCATGCGCAGGATGTGGGCCACGCTGGCATTGCTATGGCGCACGCTGGACTGATAGCCATCCAGTACGGCAGACTCGCTGCTGGCATTGGTGCCAGGCGTATAGGTGCGAGAGGCGGGCTGTAGTGAAGGAAATGTGGCCACGGCTATAAATCCCAAGTTTCGTAGACAATGAGCCCGTTTGAGTTTGTGCGCTCCCACTTGATAGGGGTAAATGTGAATGTCGTAAGAGCGCCTTGGTCAGACCATTCGCCACTACTTAAGTCCTGAACGCCGTAGGTCCAGTATTCCTGATTTTTTGTAATCGTTGTGTTTGAAGAGTTAACTGCGGTCAAAACCAGCCTATAATCTCCTGTGACATTAGTTGTAGTTGAGCAGAACGTTGTATAAGTGCCGTCGTCTACCGTTGCAGAAGGAGTTTTGACTTGTTCAGAGAATGTATATGTCAGCGTGTCATCGCTCACAGGAGGCAATGGATTGGTGCGAGTTTCTGTAGCGGCATTGCATTTGTACTGAGTAGTAGGCCGCGTAACGTATCTCTTGTAAGTCAGTCGATAGTAGCCAAGCGTAGTGCCTATCTGCTGAATAGCGGCCGTTTGTCCTAGCACTTGCGGCGGCCCCCATCCGCTAGCTGTTGAGGGATCTTTGCATCGGCCGGTTGCCACGATGTAGTGATCAATCTCGTCGGGTGTAATTGACAAGTCCCAAGACCCGGCGACGGGCTCATCCTGGCATGAAATATCACTTTCCGCACCAGTATCCTTGTTGATCTTGCTCCAACACACTTGGCCGGCACAAGTGAAGCCTGATACTGCAACAGATAGAGTTCCGCCGCTGTAAGGGCTGCCAGTAATAACGCCGACACCAGTTTGATCCAGCGATTGCTCCAGCGGATCAGCTGGATTGCCCCATCCGCCTAATGGGATAGGCCCACCACTGGGCTGATTAGCAGGCGGGCTGTAACTGCCCCCGATCGGCGGATAGCCACCAGTCGCCCATTCATCATCAGTCGGTACGTTGAAGTTCACCGTCGTATCGTCTAGCGCTGGGGTGTCATCAAATGCTGGGAAGTCGATCCCACCGCTTCCCACATCAGTGCCCGGTGTTGAGCTGTTGTCATCACAGCTGTAGTCACTGCGGCCTGATGCAATCACCACGCCGGGTGCCGTTGCGGCGGCCACCTCAAGAGCCACCAGGCTGCGGCCTTGTGCATCAATCGGGAAGTGCGTCAGATCAAAGATGCAGGCGCCACTAGCGGTCTTCTCAATGCGCTCAATCTCATAGAGGAAGTCGTGATAATCCAACGCTGCAACGGCCGTCTCACGCCGTAGCCTCACGCGCACGATGTCGCCCTGTGTGAGCAAGCTGTTGTAGTTCGCCGGCCGCACCTTCAGCCGCAGCGTATGCGTGATGAACTTGCGCCGCGCCAACCTGTAAGCGCCAACCTTCACCGCGTGCGTTTCACTGGTGCAGTAGCCGCTTAGGTCATACTGCTCGAACGGGCCATCAGCAGCTTCACCGCTGTAGCTGATCTCAGTGGTGCGTGGGAATCCGATGTCCGACTCTGGCTGTTGCCGCCACATCATCTGCAGCGTGACTGGAATCCGGTCAGCCAGTGGGATGTACTGGATCTCGAAGCCATCTGGCAGCAGGTGATCCTCTGTGAAGGTGTAGTCCCAGCTGATCGCCGTGGTCTTGATCGTGTGATCAACATTCACCGGCAGCCGCGGCCTAAAACCCAACTTGCCGTTCAGTTCCACCAGGCGCAGCAGATAGTCGTTGCTGATCTGCTCGAGCCATTCATCCAGGTTCAGGCTCTTCTGGAAGATGCCGTTGAAGTGCAGCCCGTTTGTCTCGGTGAAGTTGGCCGCGGCCAGCATCTGAGCAGTGTCGATCAGCGTGCTCGGGATCCGGCCTGACTTGTCCATCAGGTAGAGCGCTAGGTCGATCACGTTGTTGCTGGAGCCTGGCGTGCTGTCGATGATGCGAGTGATCGGCATACCCTCGCGCACGAAAACGTGGAGCTGGTGATTCCACCGCTTGCTGCCATCCACAAACGTGTTAACGCAGCTCAGCGTTGTCATGCCTTCGTAGCGCCCTGACGTGCCGCAGTAGTACGGGCAGGACCATGGATCTTTGCCGGCCACAGTGGTGACGAAGTTGCCGGGGGTCCATGTGCCGGCTCTGCGGTCATAGGTCTGATTCCAGGTGCCTTGCCGGCATGGCCCGATGAAGCAGTCGGCCAGGTCGATCTGCGGGAGTTGGCCTTCGCTCAATACGACCATCGTGCTGACGGTCAGTGCGTTAGTGGTGCCATCGTTCTGATAGCGGGCTTCTGTGGCGCCCGGGGCCACCATCACGCCACCATTGCCCGACACACGCCGACAGAAGACGATCGGCACCGGATCGCCGATCTTGTAGGCCCGCTGCTGCGCCGTCAGATCATCAGCAGCCTGCGCGGCGGCCTCCACCAGCGGCGGATCAGCCAGACCGCTCTGATAAGCCAGGAGGGACAGCGGATCGGAAATGTTCAGGCTCATATCCGAAGCGGCGACCCAATCTGATAGGTGGTGAACTTCCTCGGCGGCACTTGAGCGCCGACTGGTGACAAGCTACTTCCGAGCTCCACATCAAGCCTCGTGAATGTCCCTGACACGTCGATCACCTCGGCGGTGTATGACCCGATCAGAGTCTGCCCAGCCTGCGGTGCGGTGTTGTCGAGGCGGCTGTCGAACTCATAGATCTTCAGCTCACAGAAGCGGCCATAGCTCAGCGCCAGATTGAATGCTTCCACCACGCTGTTGGTGGCGGGCACGGTCAAGGTCACAGACTTGCCGCCACTGGCGCCGGATTCAGTGATGCCGCTGGCGCTGAACGGCATGTAGGACCAGCTGGCCCCATCCAACGTGATCGTCTGGTTGACGTAGTAGGTCTGCCACCTGATGTAGGTGGTGCTGGCGTCAAAGATGCGCAGATACTGGCTCTGGGCTCTGTTGCTCATCAGTAGGCACCTTGATAGCGGCGGCCGCCATAGGAGCGGCTATTGCGGAAGATCTGAGCGCCGTAGTCCTGCAATGCTCGCTCCAGGTCGCCGATGGTGACGTAGCGCTGGCCATCCTGTTGCAGCACCGGCCCGGTGGTGATCTGCACGGTAGTGTTGGCTGCACCACCACCAGCAGCAGCGCCAGCAGTGCCGCCATTAGCGAAGGTGGGGATCACAGCATCACCGCGGACGCCGGAGAGGTAGTTGGCTGCTGCTGCGGCCATCTTGCTCTCGGGGATGATGTATTCACGGCCGGCTTCACCGACCACGGCCAGCGTTGGCTGCGAGACGACACCACCAGCAGCAAAGG